GCTTGCGCGCGTCCGGGTTCATGTCCCGATCGGGCAGGCCGACCGGCCGGGCGAGCCCGTTCTTCTCCATCACGTCCCACGCCCGATTGCAGGCGAGGCGCGCTTCGTGCGGATTGGGATTCTTCGTCGCGAGCTGGAACAGCTTTTCCAGAAGATCGCCAGGATTGCGCAAGGGGGAAGCTCCTCGATTGGCTTTGGACTAGTCAGTGCGGGCCCGACCCGCAGATGACGACCGCGCCGGCGATCGTCATTTCGTCCTGTCACGCTGCCGCAGCCGGCGCGGGCTGCGCGACCTTCGCCGCCTTCGCCTTGCGAGGCTTCGCGGTCTTGGCGGGCTTCGCCTTTGCCGCCTTCGTCGAGCGCTTCGCGCTCTTCGCGTTGGCCCGGCGGGTTTCCCAAGCCTTCACCGCTGCGTTGTGGCGGGTCTTTTCGATCTTCGTCATTTGTCGTCTCCGATAGTGAGTCGGGCTGGACTCGTCAGCGACCGCCTAACGGTCGGAGGCGAGACGGCTTGACCGTCTCGCCTTTCGTCCTGAAACTGTTGCTCATGCCTTGCTTGTCGATCCGAGCGGAAACGATCATCCGGGCGCTTGTGGGGGCCGCCCGGTCTATTGCTCGAACTCCGCGGCGCAGCCGAGACAAATCCCGGCCCGCTTGGCGGCGGCGCGGCCCTATTGCTTGGGGATTTCTCCCCGGACCCCTGGGTTTGGACCCCGTTGGGGAAAGGCCGGTGAACCTCGATAAGCACTGCACTTTCGAGAGAATAATATGGGCGCTTGTGCCGATCTGCACAAGGAAAATCGTGCGCCGATATGCTCTTTTTTTGGGGATGGCTAAGAGGGTCTAAACATGGGGAAAAAACCCCGTCCGCCAGGGCATGTAACGGCAGAAGAGGTTTCGGGGCTGGTTTTGACGCCGGTTTCGCGCCTGAATGACATGGCGCGGGAAGGGCTGTTGCCGGCCAAGGTGGAAGGCCAGTTCTGGCGGCTCGATGTTATTATTCCCGCCGTGATCCGCGCCAAGGAAAAGGCGAGCGAACGCGCTACCGCTGCCGATGCCGCAAATCACCTGGGCATTCGCGAGCGCGGATTTCGTGAGCTCGTCGACAAAGGCGTGATCGAGCGACAGCCGCGAGGTGCATACAATCTCGAAACGGTGAGGCTTGCTTTCATCGCGCATCTTCGCGAGCAGGCGGCGGGTCGTGGTGCCGATGGCGATCAACAGCTTGCCAAGAATCGAGCGTGGCTCGCGCGCGAACAAGCCGAGGCGCAGGCGCGCAAGAATGCCGCCGATCGCGGCGAGCTGTTGCCGCGCGATGAAATCCACCTCGCGGTCACGGAGATTTTCGGGCGCTTCCGTCAAAAGATGCTGGGCGTTCCAAAGAAGCTCGCGCCGATAGTGTTTGGCGCAGCGACGATCGGCGCAGTACAAGACAAGCTTTCAGTCGCGATCAATGAAGCACTCGCAGAACTCTCGACCACCGTTCTCATATCTGCGCTTGGACGTAAGCCAGCCGGTGCTCGACGCCGCGCAGGATTGGCTGCCGATCGTAGCGCCGCCGCCGACGTTGACAGTCAGCCAATGGGCTGACCGCGAGCGCTATCTATCCGAAGAGGATTCGGCCGAGCCTGGAAAGTGGCACACCTCGCGCGCCGAGTATCAGCGCGCCATCATGGACGCCTTCAATGATCCTGCCGTCGAAACGGTCGTGGTCGAATCGTCGGTCCAGGTCGGCAAGACGCAAATCATCCTGAACGTGACCGGTTACTATATCGATCAAGACCCTGGGCCGATCTTGGTCATCGAGCCGGACGAAGACACCGCCGAGGAGTTTTCCGTCTTTCGCTTCGATCCCATGGTGCGCGACACGCCGGCGCTGACGCGGAAGGTTTCGAAGCAAGCCTCACGCTCCAAGTCGAACACGATCAAACGCAAGTCGTTTCCTGGCGGCCGCCTGGCGCTGGCCTGGGCGAATTCGCCGGCGTCTCTCGCCGGCCGTCCTATCCGGATCGTGCTCGGCGACGAAATCGATCGCTATCCGCTGTCGGCCAAAAAAGAGGGCGATCCCTTCACCCTGGGCATTCGGCGCACGCAAAATTTCTGGAATCGCAAGATCGGGGCTTTCTCCTCGCCGGGCATCAAAGGGTCCTCGCGCATCGACGCGCTCTATCAATCAGGCGATCGCCGCCGGTTCCATGTGCCATGCGCGCACTGCGGCGCGATGCAGGTCATGAAATGGGCGCAGGTCAAATGGTCGCCGCCTTATGGCGACGGCTCGCCTTGGTCGGCCCGCTATGTCTGCGAGCACTGCGGCGAGCCGTGGAGCGAGGGCGATCGTGTTCGCGCGATCGGCGCCGGCGAGTGGCGAGCCTCCGCGCCGTTCAGCGGGATCGCCAGCTTCCATCTTTGGGAAGCGATGTCGCCTTGGGCCGAGCTCGGCAAGATGGCAAAGGCATTTCTCGACGCCAAGGGCAAGCCCGAGGAAATGAAGGTCTTCGTCAACACCGTCCTGGGCGAGCCCTACGAGCTGAGGCCGGAAGAGGTCGATTCAAATCAGCTCTATGAGCGCGCCAAGGCGAGCGCATGGAAGGAAACCGACCCGGCACCGAGCCGCGTTCTCCTCGTGACCGGCAGCGCTGACGTCCAAGGCGATCGCATCGAGATCGAGCGCGTAGGCTGGGGACTTGAGGAAGAGTCCTGGTCGCTGCAACACGAGATATTCTATGGCGATCTGTCCGCGCCCGAAATCTGGAACCGCCTGCAAGAGTATATCGATACGCCGACCAAGACGGCGGACGGTCGAGAATTGCCGGTCCTTGCATTCTGCGTCGACTCGGGCGGCCACTACACCGAGCAAGTCTATCGCTTTTGCGAGCACAAGGCCGGGCGGCGCATCTATGCGATCAAGGGATTTCCTGGCCCGAAACCGATCTGGCCTAAGCGAGGATCGCAAACCAAGAAGGCCGGCGGCTGGACTTTCTTTCCGATCGGCGTCGATTCCGCGAAGGATATGGTCATGGCCCGGCTCGCTAAGAGCGCCGGACCCGGAGCGTGTCATTTCCCGAGTGATCGAGACATTGAATATTTTCGCCAGCTCACTTCGGAGTATGTCGAGACGAAATGGACCGCCGGCGTTCCGACCCGGACTTGGCAGCGTCGGGCGAACATGCGAAACGAAGCGCTTGACTTGCGAGTCTATGCCTATGCGGCGCTGCGATCGATGAGGATCAACTGGGGCGCGGTCCAGGCAGAGGTCGAGAAGATGAAGGCGAAGCCCGTCGAGGAAAAGCAGCCCGAGCCGCAGCCCTTCAATGAGCCGCCGCCTCCGAAACCGCCGTCGAGCAAAGGCGTGGTAACAGTCCGCAGCCCATTCATGAGGCGATGAACCAAAGATGCCCGCTGCGACGCGAACCCTGAATGAGGTCCAGACTCAAATCACGCTGCTCATGCAGGCAATGGGGACCGGCACGAGGCGAGTTCGGTTCGCTGACCGCGAGACGGAGTTCAATTCGTACAGCGACATGAAAAGCGCGCTGGCCGATCTGCGCAAGGAAGAGGCCGCGCTGCTCGGCGCGCCCGTCACGAAAAAGATCATCTTTCAAACCGATCCGGGTTTCTGAACGCCATGCAGGAATTTCGCACACGCGCGCGGATCAAGAATTCGAAGGTCTATGCCGACCAAAACGGGATCGTGCCCTTCGCACCTTCGCCGCTGGCGCCGCCGACCTATCCCGCCGCCGGCACCGGAACGCGGCTCGCGCGCTGGCGCTGGAACACTGGCGGGCCGAACAATATTCTCGGCTCCGCTCTGCCGACGCTCCGCGGCCGGTCGCGGCAGATGGTCCGCACCACCGGCGAGGCCGATGTTGCGATCGAGGCGATCGTCACCGATTGGATCGGCACCGGCATCAAGCCGCAATGGAACACGGCCGATCGAGGCTTCAACCGGGCGATTGCCGACTTGTGGCTGGCCTGGACCGATGACGCCGACGCTGATGATCGATTCGACTTCTATGGGTTGCAGGGCTTGGCTCTGCGCTCGATGCTCGAAGCGGGCGACGTGTTCGCGCGCATCCGCATTCGCCGGCCCGAGGATGATTTGATCGTGCCGATGCAAATTCAGCTTCTCGAGTCGGAGTTCTGCCCATACGAGAAAACCGAGCCAGCGCCGGGCGGGCAGGGCTATATTCAGAACGGAATCGAAATCGACGTGCTCGGTAAGCGGCGCGCCTACTGGATGTTTCGCGAGCACCCGGCGGACGGAACGCGCACTCAACTCGCGATGACGCCAGTTAGGATTGATGGATCGCAAGTCGTGCAGCTCGCCACGATCCGCCGGCCCGGCGCGCTTCGGGGAGAACCGTGGCTGAGCCGCGCGCTTGTCAAGATGCTGGACGTGAGCCAGTACGATGACGCCCAGGTCGTGCGCCAGAAGATATCGGCCATGTACACGGGCTATGCCTCGCCGGTCGCCGAACAGGTGATGTCCGGTCAGACGAAGCCCGACGCGGACGGGGTGTCGGTCGCGCCGCTCGAGCCTGGCGCGCTGCATGTCCTGCCTTCGGGCGTCGATATCAAGTGGAGCGCGCCGCCGTCGCCCGGCGACACCTATCAAGAATTCATGTCGCAGCAATATCACGAAATGGCTGCGGCTTCGGGCGTGCTCTATGAGGTGATGACCGGCGACTATAGCACGGTCAACGATCGCACCTGGCGCGCGGCCATGAGCGTGCTCAAACGCCGATCGCAGCGCTACCAGCACGGCCTTTTTGTCTATCAGTTCTGCCGGCCGATCGTGACGGCTTGGGTCGACACCGCCATCAATGCCGGCGAGCTGGACGTTCCCAAGGCGATCGATGTTCGCAAGCTCTACCGGCCGAAATGGATTCCGCAGGCGTGGGAGTATATCAACCCCGTTCAGGATATCGCGGCCAAGCGTGACGAGGTTCGATCGGGCTTCAAATCGCGCCGCATGCAGGTCTCGGCCGATGGCTACGATGTCGAGGAGATTGACGAAGAGAACCAAACGGACAATAAACGGGCCGATGACGCGGAGCTCGGCTATGACAGCGACGGCCGTCGCGCGCTTCCGACCGGCGCGGCTATCGCCAATCTCAATGAGCCCGACCCCGCGCCGACCCCGCCTCGCAGTAAGAGGTGATTGAATGCCCGACGTGCTGATTAACGGCGAGATCGTACTTTATGGCACGGTCGGTGCGTTGCCCTATTTCGACGATGGGTTCAGCGCTCTCGATGTCGTTCGGGCTCTCGCCCGCGTCGGCAACAAAGACGTGACGGTCCGAATCAACTCGGGCGGCGGGATCGCCGATGAGGGCCTGGCGATCGCGAGCGCGCTGCGCGATCATCGAGCGAANNCGTAAGGTCACGACCATCAATGACAGCGTTGTCGCGTCCGCGGCCTCTGTCATCTTCGCCGCCGGCACCGAGCGCAGAATGCGGCTCGGCTCCTATGCGATGCTCCATGATCCGATGCTGCTCACCGCCGGCAACGCGGAAGATCATGAGAAATCGATCGAAGAGCTGAACGCCGTTGGCGACTCGATGGCCGATATCTATGCCAGCGCCAGCGGTAAGACGCGCGAAGAGTGTCGCGCGATGATGAAAGAGGAGGTCTGGTGGACCGCCGAAGAGGCGAAGTCCAACGGACTCGCCACCGAGGCCGAAACCACTCAGGCGGCAGAAGCCTCTCCTTACGCATACCGAAGCTATGCTAAGACGCCGAGCACGATCTTGGCGCTTGCTGATTCGCGCAACTGGCCCAAGGCCATCAAACACGAGGAGTCAAGGTCTCCGATGACGACACCGAACCCGAACCCGAACCCCAATCCGAACC